TCAGCGAGGAACAAGAAGTGAGGCCAATCTCGGTCGGCGTTAATCCAACGGCAGCTACGCTGACGACCGTCTATACGGTGCCGACCGGGTATTACGCTAAGTTCACCGTGATGTACATCCACAATACGGGTGGCTCTACGAAGCACATCACGGTGCAATGGATCGACTCTAGCGCAAGCGCGACTTATGACATCCTGACTCAGTATACGCTGTCGGCTAAGAACTATTTGCAGTTTGATGGCAATGCGTACATCGTGCTGGAAGAGGGCGACTCTATCAAGATCACAACTGAATCTGGCAGTTCGTTTAGCTTCATCGCAACCTTTGAAGAAACAGGGCTGACACGGCAATGACCTACCTGCAACTGATCAACGATGTGCTGATTCGTCTGCGCGAGACGCAGGTGTCTACGGCCAACGAAACCAGCTATTCAACCCTCATTGGCAAGTTCGTCAACGATGCCAAGCGCCAGATCGAAGATGCCTACTCGTGGAACGTGCTGGGCCAGACGGTCACCTTCCCCACGGTGGCGGGCACCTATATCTACTCGATGACCGGCGCAGGCCAGAAGTTCCAAGTGATGGACGCGATCAATCCGACCTCTAATGTCGGGCTGACCAACATCTCGTTTGTCGAGATGAATCGCTTTCAGAACTTCATCACGCCAGTTACCGGCATTCCTCAAGCGTATTCGTTCGATGGTGTGGACGGTAACGGCGACACCAAGGTGGTTCTGTACCCGCGCCCAGACAATGTTTACACGATCACCTTCTCTCTGACTATCCCGCAGGCCACGCTCTCGTCGGACGGCACCTCTGTGCTGGTGCCTGATGTGCTAGTCGCGCAAAACGCTTTCGCTCGGGCGCTGGTCGAGCGCGGCGAGGATGGCGGTCTGGCATCGTCTGAGGCGTACCAGCTCTATCGCTCGATGCTGTCGGATTACATCGCGCTGGAAAGCACCCGTTACCCTGAGAACCAGGAGTTTGTCCCGATATGAGCCAGGCGCTGCAATCGGTTGCTATTTCGGCTCCCGGCTTCTACGGGCTGAATACGCAGGACTCGCCTCTAGACTTGCAGGCGGGCTTCGCGCTGGTTGCGACCAACTGCATCATTGACCAGTATGGTCGCATTGGAGCGCGTAAGGGCTGGGCGAAGGTCAACTCTTCGTCTGGCAACTTGGGCGCTAACGATGTTGGCGTGATGGCTGAATTGGTGGAGTCTGACGGCACGCTGACTGTGCTGTTCGCTGGCAATAACAAGCTCTTCAAGCTCAACAGCTCCAATGCCGTGGTGGAGTTGACCTACGGGGGCGGGGGATCAGCTCCCACGATCAGCGCGAGCAACTGGTCGTGCGCCGCGCTCAACGGCGTGATGTACTTCTTCCAGATCGGCCACGATCCGCTGATCTATGACCCGGCGGTCAGCACCACGACTTATGAGCGCGTCAGCGAGAAGACCGGCTACACCGGGACGGTGACGAACTCCAATATCGTTCTGTCGGCCTTTGGTCGCCTGTGGGTGGCTAACAGCACCACCAACAAGAACACCGTTTACTTCTCTGATCTGCTGGCAGGCCATGTGTGGAGTACCGGCACGGCTGGCTCGCTCAATGTGGATCGTGTCTGGCCTAACGGCCCGGACGAGATTCAGGGTCTGGCCGCGCATAACGGCTTCCTGATCATCTTTGGCAAGCGCCAGATTCTGGTGTATCAGAACGCCACCACGCCATCCACCATGAGCCTGAGCGACACGGTGGGCGGCATCGGCTGCATCGCCCGCGACTCTATCCAGACGACGGGCAAGGATGTCCTGTTCCTGTCCAACTCTGGCGTGCGTTCGTTCGCCAGGACGATTGTTGAGAAGTCAGCGCCGCTGGGCGACTTGTCCAAGAATGTCCGAAACGACCTGATGACCGCCATCGCTGGCGAGACGCTGGCGAATGTGAAGTCGGTCTATTCAGAAACTGAGGCGTTCTATCTGCTGACTACGCCTTCTGTCAGCCAGGTCTTCTGCTTTGATACGCGGGGCCAGTTGCAAGACGGATCGTTTCGGACGACGACTTGGGACTCGATTGAGCCTACTTCGCTACTGTCGCGGCGCAACGGCGATGTGCTGATCGGTAAGAACGGCTACATCGGCAAGTACAGCACCTATCTAGACGACACATCTGTTTATCGGTTCCAGTACTACACGAACCACGCTGATCTTGGGGATCAGAACATCACTTCGATTCTGAAGAAGATCAAGGCGGTCGTGATTGGCGGAACGAATCAGTATGTGACGATCAAGTGGGGGTTTGACTTCAACACAAGCTATCAGTCAGTCAACACCTATATCCCGATTCAAGGTGTGTCTGAGTACGGCGTTGCCGAGTATGGCGCCAATGGATCGCCTGTGGCCTACTACTCTAGTGGCGTTGCCTTGCAGACGCTCGTTGCGTCTGCGTCTGGCAGCGGAAAAGTAGTGCAGACCGGATACGAGTCCAATATTAACGGGTCAGCGCTGTCGATCCAGAAGATCGAAATCCAGTCGAAAAATGGGAAGATGTCATGAGCGCCAATTTAAAATTGGTGCTCGCCACTAAGCAGTGTAATCGCTGCTTAGTGGATAAGCATCTTTCAGATTTCTCAAAAAACTCTAAAGCCAAGGACGGCCTTCAGTATCGGTGCAGAACCTGCGATCTAGCCTATCAAAACGAACGCAGGGTAAAAAACAGAGATTCTTTAACGCAGTATTACAGAGACTATCAGAAAGAGCGCCGAAAGAATTTCGACTATCGACTTCAGATGCTTGTTAACGCATCAAAGCAACGCGCTCGGCTCAATCAACGAGAGCATTCGATATCGGTTGAGGATGTTAAGGCCATCTATCCGCCTGACGGGAGATGCCCAATTTTTGGCTTAAAACTTGAGTTCAACGGGGCTGGGTTCAGAGACAATAGCCCCAGCATCGACAGGATAGACTCAACAAGAGGCTACACCAGCGACAATATTCAGATTATTTCTTGGAAGGCAAACCGTATAAAAGGCGCTTCGTCGTTACAAGATTTAGAGATGATGGTCGCATACCTGAAGCAAGGGGATTGAAGTGGCAAATTACGTTCAAAGCACCAACTTCGCTACGAAGGATTCTCTGTCGCCTGGCGATCCTCTCAAGATCGTCAAGGGCACCGAGATCAACACCGAGTTTGTCAACATCGCTATTGCGGTAGCGACAAAGGCTGATCTGGTATCGCCGTCGTTTACCACGCCGCTACTTGGCACTCCAACCTCTGGCACGCTGACCAATTGCACGGGGCTGCCGGTTGCTACCGGCGTCTCTGGCCTGGGTACTGGTGTGGCTACAGCTCTGGCGGTCAATGTCGGCTCTGCTGGCGCTCCGGTGGTCAACGGCGGCGCTTTGGGTACGCCCAGCTCGGGGACGCTGACTAACGCCACCGGCTTGCCGCTAACGACCGGCGTGACCGGTACGCTGCCCGTGGCTAACGGCGGCACGGGTGTGACGACCTCGACCGGCTCCGGTGCGGTTGTTCTTGGGACTAGCCCGACGATTTCTAGCCCGACGCTTACGACGCCAACCATCAACTCGGCGCAGTTTGCTACTGTGTCAGGAACTGCCCCACTCTACGCAGCTCGTGCTTGGGTGAATTTCAACGGTACAGGAACTGTTGCGATTAGGGCCAGCGGGAATGTGACCAGCATCACGGACAATGGTACTGGCGACTACACGCTCAACTTCACGACCGCAATGCCAGACGCAAACTACTCAGTATCTGGTGTTACCGGCGTTGGAACTGCTGACGCAATGATAGGTTTAAGTGGAGCCACCGCTCAAACAGCTAGCCTTGTGCGGTTTGTCACCATTAATTCCGCAGCTAATGTTGTTGATAATCCGCAAGTTCATGTTCAAATTCACAGGTAAAGGCCATCCATGAACAAACGCATCATTTACCCTACCGACGAAGGCGGAGTGGCAGTTATTGTTCCCGCGCCTAATTGTGGTCTGACCATCGAAGAAATTGCCGCCAAGGATGTTCCCGCAGGCAAACCATTCAAGATTATCAATGTGACGGACATCCCGTCGGATCGCACTTTCCGTGACGCATGGGAGTACCAAGAGTGATTACGATCAACATCGACAAGGCCAAGGCTATCGGTCACGGTATGCGCCGCGCTGCTCGTTCACAAGAGTTTGCTCCTTTGGATATTAAGGCCACCATCCCGTCGGAGGCGGCGGCTGCTGAATCTGCGCGGCAGGCTATCCGTGAGAAATATGCGGCTATGCAAACAGCGATTGACGCAGCAACCACCTCAGACCAAATCAAAGCGGCGCTGGTGTGATCACCCATCACTTCAGCGACGGACTGTACGCCAAGCAGGCTGAGTTCCCTGCTGGCACAGCCATCCTGAAGCACACGCACGACTTCAGCCATCTGTCGATCCTGGCGAAGGGCAAAGTGGCCGTGATGAAGGGCGAGGATGT